GCGTGACCTTTCGCACGGGCGAGGGACTATTCGCCGACTTCCACTTCAACCCCAAGCACCCACTTTCCGAGCAATTGGTGTGGGATGCCGAGCACGCCCCGGAGAACGTCGGCTTTTCTCACAACGTCCAGGCTCGCACACGCAGGCAAGGCGATAATCTGATCGTCGAGTCGATCAGCAAGGTGCAGAGCGTTGACTTGGTCGCCGATCCGGCGACGACGCGGGGATTATTCGAGCAGCAAGATGCGGACAACGCCGCGCAGAAAACGGCGGACGACAATGCGGCTTCCGGTCTGCTGGAGCAACTGACGCTCGAACAGCTTCAAAGCGGTCGACCCGATCTCGTCGAACTCATCCGCGGTGAATGCGTCCAAGAGCAGCGGGACTTGCACAGCGAACTCGATCGACTGCGGGCAAGTCAGCAACTGCAAGACCGGCGACAGTTGGCCGTGTCGTTGCTGGCGGAGTGTGGTTTGCCCAATCCAGACACCGGCGACTCGTGGGCCAAGACGATCGTCAGCGAGGCGTTTATGGAGTCACTATTGGCGGCTCCGGACGAGGCGTCCATGCGTAAGGCAGTCACCGAGCGAGCGCGACTGGTCGAGAGCGCCCGGCGATTGGATTCTCACGACAGCCAAACGCGGCGACCACGATCGCGCGATCAGCAACCACCGTATCGCGGCGCTTTGCCAGGTAGCGAGCGCAAGGAGTTTTCGGCGGCCGATTTTGTTCAGGCCATTACCTAGCGGCCACCAGCAGGACACCTGCAGCTAGGAAGGTCGACAGGCTGGAAACCAATCCGGTGACGCTACCGGTCGACTCGGCGACCGACATCGAGATCGGCGACTTGGTCGACGACGCCAAACCGGCCTCGTCGATCCTCGACATCGGCGGAGCGGGGCCGGCTGACTTGGCCGCCGCCCAAGTGCAGTTTCACGATTCGTTCATCGGTGTGGCGATGCAGCGCAGCCGCGCTGGCGACACGCAATCGATACGCATCGCCACCAGTGGCGTGTTCGAGTTCGACGCGGCCAGCGCGACATTCGAGTTGGGCGATCGGGTCGGTGTAGCGCAAGACGCCGGCGCGGCGCTCGAGGACCAAAAGGTCGCCGGAATTGCTCAAACCGTGCCGAACCAGGCGCTCGGCCGAGTGGCCAAACGCGTGTCGTCCGCCGACACGAAGGTACTCGTCGAGATCAATAGCACGATGATGCGAGACGGCCCGCAGGCATCGGCGTAAGGCAGCGAAGGAAGGACACGTGGCACAGGCGTCTCGCCTGTGGATCATCAGACCATAGCAGGAGAACAAACGTGAGCATCAAATATCGTGAACTCAAACGCCGTTACGATCTGGACGGCCCGGAACGGACGACGACCCATCTGCGCGAGGCGCTGCAGGAAGGGCATCTTCGACCCGACGACTTCAGCCTCCGCGATCTGGCCGAGGCCCTCGTGCCCGACGGCCATCATTGGGTGCGGATGATGGACCCGCGCTCCGGCGACGGCGCCCAACTGCTCGAGGCGGGCGACGGGGTCGACGTCACGGCGTTCCTGAACGTCAGCGGCCAGGTGATCTACTCGAAGATCATGGAGGCCTACAACCAAGAGGCGTTCGTCGTTTCCAAACTGGTCGACACCATTCCCACACGGCTCGACGGCGAAAAGATCCCAGGCATCTCCCGCCTCACCGACGGCATCGAGGAAATTCATCCCGGCATGCCGTACCCACACTTGGGCTTCGGCGAGGACTACATCGAAACGCCCTCGACCACCAAGCACGGATTCATCGTGCCGGTCACCAAGGAGGCGCTGTTCTTCGACCGCACGCATCTGGTACTCAGCCGGGCGGCCGAGGTGGGCGAAGTGCTCGGACTCAACAAGGAGAAACGTCTGATCGATCTGTTGATCGGCGTGAGCAATAACTACAACTGGAAAGGCACCTCCTACGACACGTACCAGGCGGCCAGCCCGTGGATCAACGTGCTGACCAGTAATGAGCTGGTCGATTGGACCGACGTCGATGCGGCCGAACAACTGTTCGCCGACATCCTCGACCCCAACACGGGCGAGCCGGTGCTGGTGAGCACCAGCAACGTGTTGGTCGCGCCGGCCTATCGGCACGCGGCCCATCGTGTGTTCAACGCCACGGACATCACCTACACGGGGGCCAGTTCGACGACCGCCACGTCGGCGGCCAATCCGCTGGGCAGTTACACGGTCGACGAGAGCCGGCTGATGTATCGGCGAATCATCGCCTCGGGTGTGGCGGCGGCCACGGCCAAGAAGTGGTGGTTTGTCGGAGATTTCCGTCGGGCGTTCGCCTACATGGAAAACTGGCCGATCACCGTCACCCAATCGCCGGCGAACAGCGAGGCCGAGTTCAACAACGATGTCGTCGTGCGGTTCAAGGCCAGCGAGCGAGGAGCCGCCGCGGTGATCAATCCGCGATACATCGTGAAGAACACGGGGTAAGCGGAGGCCGAGTGCGAGGCTTGCGTTGCCGTCGTCGTAGTAGAACTGGCGACGGCAACGTGGGGACAATGATGAATGACGAATGACAAATAATGAATAATGAATGGCAGGCCACGCCAACTCCCGCAACGCAGGTCTACGCTCCTATGATGGCGACGAAATTCATCATTCATTATTTGTCATTCATCATGGGTCATCACTACTGCTGACATCACTACTGACGACGAACGTAATATACAGCCACCTTTCTCACAGCGAGACATACCGTGCCCAGCGATCAAGCACAACTCGAAACGATCCGCAGCCAAACGCTTAGCCAACTGGCCAGCCTGCGGGCCAACCCGAAGCCGAGCTACACCATCGACGGGCAGAGTGTCTCGTGGGAAAGCTACGTCGAGTCGCTGCAAAGAACGGTCGATTGGTGCGATGAGAAACTCGCCGGGCGAGAGCCATTTGAGGAGCATACGCAGGCGCGAACGTGACGCAGGGGAATGACAAATGACAACTAACAAATGATCAATGAAGGCTATCTCGCTTCGCTTAACGGATCAGTACGCTTTCCCTGAAACGGAAGAATCTGTCATTAGTTATTTGTCATTGCCAAAGCGCACTTCTGCGAAGAACGCAATTGCTTCACCGAACCACCACCACTTTCATTTCGCACCTTAGCCATGCCATCCGACTTTGATCCTTCCACCGATTTCCCCGACGTCGTCGACCAGCTAGAGGCCGTCACGGTTAGGGATGTCAGCGCGTCGACGAACACACCGGTCGCCAGCGCGCTGCGGCGGGCGGTGACGACGCGCGAGGCCGAAGCGAGCGAGGGAAAATACACCGAGAGCGACGTGGTGTGGCACTTGCCGGCCAGTCTGTTGGCCTCGCCGCCGGCGGTGGGCGATACGATTACCGACGCATCGGCTAACGTCTGGACGATCCTTGAAGTTCAACAAGCCGCCGCCGATTCGCGCTGGCGGTGTGTCGCCCGAGTCGTGGCGATTGACGGCGGCTTCAACGAGACCATCGACATTCAAGCAGCCACTTGGAACAAAGGTGCGGCCGGCGCAGCATCGCCGTCGTGGTCGGACGTGCAGACCGGATTGTCGGCCCGCATCCAACCGCATCGCATGGACATCGGCGGTGAACACGGCCGGCGCACCGTCCGCACCACGCATCGAATCTACGTCAACCAACAAGTTAGCGTCAACGAAAACCACCGCATCAAGGACGACGGCGGCGGCGTGTACCTCGTCGTGGCCTCGGAGAAGTCCGACCGCATTGATGCGTTGATGGTCATCCACGTTGTTCAGTCACCTTGGCCGATTGGGTAGGACCGCATGAGCCTCGAACAAGCCATTCACCTGCGCTGGCAGAACGACGCGCCGCTGGCCGCGCTCGTGCCGATTACCCGCGTGTTTACCGGCAAGGCGGTCGGCAGCCCGGTGTTGCCGTATGTGGTGCTGACCCGCCAGGCCACCGAGCCGGTCGAATACACGAGCAGCGGCACGCGAATCGCCAAGGCCGTGATGCGGTTCGACGTGGTCGAGGACGACTTAGACGACGCCAAAGCGACCGGCATCGAAATGCTGAGGGTCTTCGACCGAGCGAACTTTGCCATGACGGCGGGCACGGTATTGAACATGCAACTGCGCGACCAACGTGAAGCAATGCACGACGACGCCTCGTGGTGTTTGTCGATCGAGTTCGACGTGACGACCCAGGAGTAAACCATGGCAGACACTCTTTCCCTCGACATCAAAGCGTCTTTGTCCTGGCTGTTCGAGGACCAACTCGACCTGTCGGCGATCTCGGATTCCGCGAAGCTCGAATATTCCGAGGCGCTCATCGACGGCACGGCCGCCAGCCAAGTCGACAAGCTGTGGCACGACGAGCGGACGTTGGGAGCAGGCTTTAGCGAGAGTCTCGACCTGACCGCGCTAACACATACGATTTTCGGCAGCACGGTGACGATCAACTTCGCCAAGATCAAAGCGGTGCTGATCGTCAACACGTCGACGACCTCGGGCGATGACCTACTGGTCGGCGGGGCCGGCTTTAGCGGCGATGCCTGGTCGCCGGCAGACCCTCTTAATCCTCGGCAGAAACAGTCTCTTTTTT